GAATCTATATTTTTATTAAGGCCCCTCTCCGGAGGGGCTTTTTTTATTTTCTTTTTGATATTTATATTAAACTAATATAGGGAACACAAAATGGCAGACTTAACAGTAACAATTAAAGAAGATATAACACTTAATGGCACTCCAGAAGGAGGGCAATTTGACAAGATATATACTGGTATAGAAAATGTATATAAAACATGGGGCACAGTACCTTTAGGAAGTTCAGTTAATTTATATACAACAGCTATTAGTACTTGGGCAGGAAGTGTATTAGAAACCGATGGTGCAAAATATGCAAGAATAACAAATATGTCAACTGCTAGTGTTGCATATACAGGTTCATATTCTGGCTCTGTAAGTAGTTCTGTTTCAAATCAGTCTATACTTAGACTTAAAGTTTCTGGCTCAAATGGTATTTCATATCAATCTTTAGGACCTGGAGATAGCTTTATTTTAACACAACACTCTAGTTCTTTTCAGGGTTCAGCTACAAATGTTGCACTTGGTAGTGCGATATTCAAAAATATAGAAAGCGTAGATGCATCAGCTCAAGGTGGTGATTCTCAATATCACATATTTGCAGCAGGTGTAGCGGTAACATAAGGGATTAAAATATGGCAAATATAACAATATATGATGGTTCAGCAGGAACAATAAATGGAAATACTCCTTTTGCACTGTATGATACAGATTTAATATTCCAGAGTGATGGACCAAAGATCGCAGACTGGTGCGCTAAAAGATTAGGTTATCCAGTAACAGATATAGAAATGCAAGATGTACAATTTTTCTCTTGTTTTGAAGAAGCCATTACAGAATATAGTTCACAAGTAAATAGATTTAATATAAGAGAAAATTTATTAAACGCAAAAGGTAATTCAACATCTAAGAATTATACTCACAAATTGATTGACCCTAACTTAGGTAGAATAATAGCACTATCAAAACAATATGGTTCAGAAGTAGGTAGTGGTGGTACTGTAGATTGGAAGACAGGATATTTTAATACAATAACAGGTACACAAGAATATGATTTAGATGCACAAGCAACATTTAGTCAGTCAGTTTCAGGAACAGATATAGAAATAAAAAGAGTATTTCATCAACAAATGCCAGCAGCTGATAGACATTATGACCCTCAATTTGGTTCAGACTATGCAGCAGGTCAATTTGGCTGGAGTGGAACACTGGCAGGCATACAATACTTGGCAATGCCAATATATGATGATTTATTAAAAATACAACAAACTGAATTTAATGACACTGTAAGAAAATCAGCTTTTACATTTGAATTGATAAACAATAAGCTTAGAGTGCACCCAGAACCACAATCAGTTTTCAAAATGTATTTCCAATATATTCATACAAGTGATAGAAATACATTAGTGACAGCATCTGCTATAACAGACTATTCTAATATGGGTTATAATAATATGACATATACTGATATAAATGACCCAGGTAAACAATGGATAAAAAAATATACATTATCATTGGCAAAACAAATACTTGGTTCTGTTAGAAGTAAGTATGGCTCGATTCCAATTCCAGGTGCAGAAACTACACTTGATGGTGATACGCTAAGGTCAGAAGGAATTGCAGAATCAGAAGCTTTAATAGCTAATTTAAGGGAAGACCTAGATGCAGCATCTCGTAGAAACATGATGGAACGAGAAAATGAAATAACAGAATTTCAACAAGGTATGCTTAGTAAAGCACCGCTTAATATATACATAGGATAATATGGCACTATTCGGAGGAAGCAGAGATATCAGTCTATTTAGACATATAAATCGAGAGTTGATAAATGAAATTATTGATACTCGTTGTGATATATTTAAGTATTCTATATTTGATAATAAGGAAAATCTTTACGGAGAAGCATTAAGTAAAGTTTTTAAACCTGGTGTTAGAGTAGCAGGGCTTATAGAAAAAGGTGATAAAGAATGGTCAGCAGAAGATATCGGACCAGATTATTCTCGCACAATTACATTTTCATTTTTAAGAGATGATTTGGCTTCGTTAGAATTAGGTTCGACAAACAATACTGTAGAACCAAATGAAAATGCACAAGATGCAAATGTATTTTTAGAAATTGGTGATGTTATATTTTGGGATTCTATGTACTGTGAAATAGATACCGTTGCACAAGGACAATATCTATTTGGTAAAAATCCAGATACTGATTCGCTTGGAGGAACACATGGAGCTAGTTGGTCTGTTATAGTTAATACACATGAAATGAGAAGAAGTAAGATAAACACACTTGAAAATGTTAGAGCTGGATACGACGAATACGTTTCAGGTACAAAAGTAGATGAACAGAGAGGTGGATTATATGGCTAGTAAAGAAGAAATGAAAAATGTAGATAGAGCCAATCAAATAAGGCGAGACGACAAAGTAAAAGATTTGTCAGTTAATTTATATGATATCGATTCTGTAATAAAATATTATTTTGACAATGTAATACAACCAGGTGTTATGGAAGATGGAGAAAGAATAAATGTACCTATTGTTTATGGTTCACCAGAAAGATGGAAGTCAATTCAGAAAACAGGAATTTATAGAGATAAAAAAGGAAAAGTTCAATTTCCTGCAATTGTATATAAAAGAACTAGTGTAGAAAAAAGAAGAGACTTAGGTAGTAAAGTTGATACAACAAATCCATTATATTATGGTTTTCAAAAAAAATATACAAATAAAAATAGATATGATAGATTTGATATTCTTATAGGTAGAAAACCCCAGACTGAATTTCATAACGTTGTTGTTCCAGATTACGTAAAACTTACATACGACTGTATTGTATTTGCAGAATATCTAGAACAATTAAATAAGATAGTTGAAGATATAAATTATGCAGAAGGTCAATATTGGGGTCAGGATAATACATTTAAGTTTCTTTCTAAAATTGATAGTTTTAATATTGAAGCAGTTGCTGTACAGGGAGAAGATAGAGTATCGAAAGCTACATTCAATATAACAATGCATGGGTTTATAATACCTGATAATATACAAAAAGCAATGAGTAATTATAATCATAAAGATTATGGAAAAGCTGTAATTATAGTTAACGGTGAAACAGTTTCGTCACTTGAAGATATAGATAATAGAAACCAAGCAAGAGACGAATCTATTTTTAATAAAAAAAAGGTTTCTAAATAAGTTATAAGGAGAATAAAAATGGCTGAAATTAAAGAAGGCACAAAGTTTACAGAAGAAGAAATGAAAAAAATAAATGGATTCAAAGAAACATATGATACAGTAACAATAAGTTATGGTCAACTTGCAATGGACCAATTGGTTTTAGATGAATCTGAAATAAAAATAAAAGAAAGATATAACGCAACAAGAGTTGAAGAAAAAGCTTTTGTAAAAGAGCTTTCTGAAAAATATGGTAGAGGTGAATTAAACTTAGATACTGGTGTGTTTATACCTCAAGAATAATATATTTTGGGATTTAATCATTATATTTATATTAGAAATAACATATGACTCGAAAGGTTAATTCTCACACAATAAGGAGATAAATAAATGGCTGAAAAAATAATTAGCCCTGGTGTATTTACAAGAGAAAATGATTTATCATTTGTACAGCAAGGTGTCGCGCAAATTGGTGCTGCAATTGTAGGACCAACAGTAAAAGGACCTGCACTCATTCCAACGCAGGTATTTTCATACTCGGAATATCAAGCTCTTTACGGAGAGTCTTTTAAATCTGGTAGTAATTACTACCAGTTTTTAACATCAATATGTGCAAAGGAATATTTAAAACACGGTGGCCCTGCTACTATTGTAAGAGTTCTTCCTACTGCTGGTGTTGCAAACGCTAGTGCAAGCACTCACTTACTTCGAACTGCAAATGCTGGTAATGCACCGTCAAGTTCAGTTACATTTAATAAGGCATTAGTTGACGGTGAAACTTTAATAGAATATACATCATCATTAGGTGCTACATATTTATTTGTCGGTGTTGACACTCCATTGCCTGCTGATAATACATCAGTTGCAACAGGTGGTAGTTCCACAGGTAAATATTACTTTAACTTTGGTGACGCTGGACCTATAGGTTCTAATGCTACTGTAGCAAATCTTGTAACTAAGATGGGTACAATAACAGCTGACACATTCAGATCTCGATCATCAACAGCTGGCGTAAGAATAATGGAATTTACATCATCAATCGTATCTAACGATAACCAAGCTACAATACGTTCAGGTTCAACAACTGGAGTAATGGGATCGGCTATAGTTACAACTGGTAATATTCCATCAACCGGCTCACTTTCTCTTAAGGCAGGGGTTGGAGCATCAGGTTCAACATACACTACATTTACAAAAGCTTTTGATATAGGATGTCATACAGATGGCCATATTATGAATAGTAGACCAGGTCCTAGTGATACAGCATTAGAGGTTGCATCAAACGAT